CCCACTGCTTTATTGACTCCAACAAATACACCCCCAAGTGATCGATTAATTGTGTCAATGCCGAACAATTCATAATCACTTTCTTCTAATACAAATCGCGGAGCATTTAGCCAGCACATTAGTTGACTGGGCCGCATCCATTCAGGTGCGTGTAGTTCTTTTCGATAACTCAGTGCCCAGGATTCAAATTCATGACATAATAGATTAAGTTGTCGAATGTGCCAACGGGTAGTGGGGTCTGCAGCAGTGTAATAAGGACTCATCTGACCAGATACTCCTTGTAAATCTTCAAAGTATCTATGTAAGTGATTTAACTTATCGTGAACAATATTACGTACTGCTGGTTCGTCACCAATTGGATCATCAGTCAAACAATTATCCATTGAAAAATAATCATCAATTTGATAACCAAGGTTAGCTTGATTAATTGCAGCAATACTATGATTAACTTGATTTAAAATATACCAACCGTTACGAGGACTATTAGCAAACCCAAAGAAACAATAGTTCTTTTCTAAATGATAATTGTGCTGTATCAGATGATTTAGCGCATCAAGCCATTTACGGCTTAGGCTATTGTCAAATACATCAACATATACAGTTAAATGACTGTCGTTGCCCTGTAAAACAATTTCAATAGTGTCAATTAATTGATTGGTACCATTCATAAACATCAGGTCTCATTGATAATATGTCGGCCATGGTATATTCATCGCCACGGATATCTTCTAATTGTAACACACGTTGCTTGCCTTTGTCAAGTGCTAATTTCCAAGTGTCTGGGTATTGCTCTTGGAATGTAGGTCTAGTTTTGAGCTGTATTAATATGTCCCTAAGTGAGTTATGAAGGGGACTACCCAAAATTTCGTCTATCCATGGATGTAATATATCCTTAGGTAGGGCCAATGGCGACATAATAATATCAGGACTAAAACTAAAGACTACTTTGGCAAGAACATCTACATCCAATTCTTCAGCAAGGCGGCTAATGTTGGCGACTTCGAACATTCCGGGCAATGTGAGAGTGAAGTCAATGCGCATTTGGCGTCGGTGACTTGCGATTCTAACTCCTTGACGGAAGTTTGTAAGCCATGAATTATAGTCAAGTCCTGTTCTAATATACTCACCAATTGGTCCTGTTCCGTCGAGACTGGCACAGATTTGCCAATCACGTAGCCCAGATAGAATGTCCCTATAGAGATTGACGCCGCGATAGTCGACACGGCTAAGATTTGTATTGTACCTTGCGTAAACACGTTTACCATCTCCTAGTTCAACAATGCGCTTCATATAGCGCCAATGTTGTTCGTACATTAGTGGCTCCCCGCCTACCCAATATACTTCTTCTACTTGATGACTTTCTACAGCACTCGCAAACTCTTGTTCTATTTGACTGTCTTGAAAAGCAGTAATCTGTTCTTTGATTTCGGGCTTCATCCAATTGTTCTTTGGATTCGACCAATTGATCATATTATGAGTGCGCTGTTCTGTTTCCCAGGCGCTGGATAACATATCTCCACACATACGACATTTGAAATTACATAGGTTACTAAAGCGATAATCCCAACTAACAGGACGAAGTGTAGTAGTTCCGTCTGGTTGGGTATTCTCTACTATACTATCATACTTATGAGCAAACATTTGATCAAAATAACTACGGTAAACGCTTGTGTTTAATAATTTGTCATTACATACTTCACACTCAGGTAAGGTCTCGCCGGCCATCATACGGCGGCGAACACTTTTCATGTGTTCGCTGTTCCAATGCTGTTCAAGTGTGATAGGAATATACCGACCAGTGCCGGCACTGGTGTCAATGTACTGTTCAAAGTTCTGTGCAGGCTCGCGACTAGCACAACACAATCTGCGTTCAGTCTGAGGACTTAGGTATGTGTGTACCCACGGTGCTAGACACAAAGTCTGTGGTTTAGGTTGCATGTATCCACTCCAATGTTGGAGTAATAAATTCAACGTTAACTCCATTTAATACCTGAGCTCTATCATAAAACTTATTGTAATTATGTTTAATTTTTTGTTCTGTTAGTGGATCTAAATATCCGTTACAATCGAAATTTATAATATTATTGTAGACAATTTCTAATCTATCTTCAAAAAACTCTTCAACGTCGTAACTTTCATCAAACAAATGCCCGTAGGTTTCAAATCCCAATGAGCGTAGATGTGCTAGTGTTCCCTTCATCCCCAACGACATAAATGGATGTTGGTGTGCTATAGGTTTATATGTCTTTTCTGTAATAAACAAGTCAGCAGGACAATGTTCGTCCGATTTAAGCCCTTGTTGCTCTTTTATCAAATCTGCACAGTCAAAATAAGTTTCAACAGCCACAGTAAAATATGTGTCATCATACCATTCAGATTCGAATTGTCTATCCCAGCCAATACGTGCTACTGGATTATCCTCTTTAGTAACTAAAGGTTTTCCATTGCACCAGCGTTCAACATAACTCCAAGTGGCGCGATCTAATACAGGTTCAAATCGTTCAACGATTGCTGTTCTAAATGGCTTGCTACGTTTAATTGGCATGAAAAACAAATTATTGTTTGTACGATTTGGTACATAGTTTTGATATTGAAAATTCTTATCGCAGGTATACCAAAGACTTTCATTATACCAAAACCAATTTGGTACATTGATAATGTTCTTCCATCCATAAGCATGCGAATTCTTGCAACCCAATACTACTAAAATATTATCTAAATACGGCTGAAAATCACGTGCTAGTAAGAATGGGCGAGCTTCCCATAAGTTTGCTAAAATTACTCTGAATCCGTCAGACAAGAATTTAATTAGAATATCGTTATTAAAAAATTCCGGGCGTGACACTACTAAGATATCTGTATCTTTATTATATGTTTTAGTATTATTATAGACACTTAGATCAAACTCTGTTTGCAGTATCCATTCTAGGTAACTACTGTTCAGATCTGTCCAACCAACCCTGACTAAATTTATTTTACTCATAGCCCATAGCCTTGGCCATCTCAGGGTGTGTGGTTAAAAAACTTTGATCGCGGTATTCATCTGCCAGTTTCATATTGCGTAGGAATTCTTGGCCGTCACTGCTTTGACCGTTTCGAATAAACTTAATAATACGTAGAATTTCTGCACGATATTTAGGATGAACTTGTATATTAGTTAATTTATCAATGACTAATTCTTGTGCATCTGCAGTCATACGACTAATACACATGTGCCATGGATCGTGTAACATATTAAAGTAGATATGATCAAAAGTCTGTTTTTCAATCCATGCACATATCTCTGGAAGATAGTAAACATTTTGTACATTAACTGTCAGACACAGTTGTGTAGAAAATTTATTGCTACGCATACTGGTAAATCTACTTAGATTTTCTTGTACTTCAGACCACAACGCACCATATCGTTCATATTCAAATCGCTCTTCTGTGTTGTCAATTGAGAGTGCTACCTCTACCTGTTTAAAGTGACTCCACAGGTGATGTTGTTCAGGGAATACAGTGCCGTTAGTATTATAATGAATTTCAATGTTTTTAGCGTAACCATGAGACACAGCATACTCTAATAGATCAAAGTGTTGTTGAATAAGAAAAGGTTCACCACCAGTGAACTCGAGATACTTAATGTTTGGTAAAAGTTGCTTTAGATTGTCCCAAAATATTTCGCTTTCTCTAGGCCAAGCTCCCTGTTTCATCCATATGTTTGCAATATGATCTTTTCTGTGTTCTTTAGGAACATAGTCTAATTCTTCTCTAGCCCACTTACTACTTGACCAGCTACCGCAGATACGACATTTAAGGTTACAGATATTACCCAGCTTAAGATCAATAAACCACAGTTGATTAGGGTTAGTATTTGTCCAATCTACACTGTCATAGTACTCCTTTAGTCTTATACGACTGTTCATACGTTTACTAGTACGGCCTGCGGCTTCTTCATCCCAACAACGCTGACAGGTTTCTGGCTTATTGCCTGCAAGGAACTCTGAACGTAATGCCTGCATGTATTCGCTATGATATATTTCTTCTAAGGTATTTTCGCGTAGACTATATTTGGTACCGTCGGGCTTTGTAATCTCATCTACAGCAAGACAGCAAGGGCGAGCGGTGCCTATAGGACTAGTTTCAATACTAATCCACGGTAGCATACATATTTTCTCAGGCAACATACTGTCTTAGATCCTTATACTCTGTAAACACATCTTCAAATCTTTCTTTTCTATACTGATCATGTATATCGTTTACACGAAAAAACTCTCGAAGCAAATGGCTATTATCGTTAGCATTCATAAAGTGTAGCATACCCTCATAACCACTAGTGGCACGTTGTAGGTGATCTTGTGGGCGTAGCCAATCAATATGTTCTTGCACTTTAGCTGTTACTTGTTCTTTATACCGGTGTGGCAGAATATCAATACGATCGCGGTCAGGACCTTGCAAGATATTAACATTCCAATCCTGTGCTCGTAAATAGCCTCGATCAACCCAATTACGATGAAAATCTGTTACATGATTAGCATTATAAAGACTTACCGTTGAGCTAACATAAAAGTCAGTGTTGGGGCAACGTTTCATCATTTCTTCACGATTACGCTCAATTTGATCCCACTTAGTACCTTTACGTATATATTCGCCGTGCGCAAACATACCGTCTAGGCTAGCACCAACACTGACATTCTTAAATAATCTCCAGTAATCTAGTACATTGTCATCTTTAAGATGTAGACGACTGAAGTTTGTGTTATAAATCAATTTAACATCAAACATCTCACGAGCTGCTAGTTCTTTAAGAATCCAGAAATGTTCCTCCATCATCAGAGGTTCACCACCGGCAAAATAAACTTGTTCTAAGTATGGTATGTGTTCCTGTAGTTGATTCCACATGTCGTGCTCATCGCGACCAGCAAACATGATCTTAGGATAACTACGTTTACCATATAGTTGTTCTTCTTCTGCGTACCAACTTGAACTAAACCAGCCGCCACAGGTACGGCAGGTAAAGTTACATAGGTTACTGAAACGTATGTCATAGTAACGTAATTTAAAATCATCGAACTGTCCATCGGGTAGTGTTTGATCTACTATCTCAATGTGCTGTCCAAAGTTTTTATTTGTGCTGTTACGCATGCTTACAAATCCACTAGCTTCCTGCTCGTAGCATTTACTACATTCTTTGCAGGGCTTTTCTTCCAGCATGTTTTTACGCATGGTCTTATATGCGTCTTGATTCCAAACAGTAGCCATGCTATCTTGTTTGAAGTTACCGATAGGATGACGATCATCACCTAGACAGCAAGGATAAGCACGACCATCAGGAAAGCCATGCATGTGTATCCAAGGTATCATACAGAATACATCACTCTTGGTCAGGCGATCTAACTGATCAGGACGTAGATCATCTTCACTGATATACACTGGTTTACGTGTATGATAGTGATGATTTTTATAGTAGTCGTTTTGTTGCTGATCGCTCATAATGTTAGTAGTATCTGTTGTGCTATTTGTTCGTGGTCTGTTTTAGTAGGATGCCCTAACCCTTGCCGCCAAGTACCAAAATTGTCCATATTAATGTTTATGCTACCCACTGATCCCATACAACAAGTTTCAATTAATCGCACTCCTTGATGTTCACATAATACTCGTATCATGTCAACATAATTACTTTTTTTACTTTCATATTCTTCACCGTCGAATTTATATCTAATAACGGTATCGTAGATTGTGGATAACGGATCTAAATATTCTGCACGATCACTGCATATTCTAGGGTGCAGATTAATATTACTATCTGTATAATCTTTAAAATGTGTAAATGATTGTCCCTGTTTAGCAGTGGCGCACCAACTTGGTATAATAAACCATTCTCTATCTTCAGCACGCCAATACTCACGCATAGTGCTAGTCCAGCCTACAATAACAAGAGTAATTTCTTGACTTTTATATCTGGCTAATGTATTTACTACATTGTGAAATATACCTTCATTACTAATACCACATACAGAATAATTTTTACATTCTACTCCTAGGGTATTTGCTACTAAATTAGGGTAACTGTATTTGACGTTGTCTTCGTGTTGATTTGCATGCACTAATTCTGCGCCGTGTGTAACCGAACAACCAAAGGCCAATATCATAGAGTATCGTACCAGTCTGCTATTTGTGGAAAAGTATATTTAAAGTCTAGACCACGTCGCCGGTCGTATTGCTGATAAAAGTTTTTAAAGTCACGTTGTAGAATCTCACGCGATAGTGCTCCGCTGTGTGGACTATCTACTGTCTGCAGATATTCAATTAATCTTTGTAATTGATTAAATTCAAACTCATGCATATCCGTCCACGCCGCCTTGCCAAATTGTTGTAGTTCTTCTGCGTATTGTTCACGCACCTCTAGCGGTAAAATTAACGGACTTTGGAAACTTGGAAAGCGTAAAATGTTTAGACTAAAGTTAATACTATCCTTGCCATACTTTTGTTTAAGTTTGACTATCATCCATAGTAGATCTGTTAAACTTAATAAGCATAGGGCATTGATTGTACACATAACGTGGAGCCCACGCAACTTACCGCTATCCAATAAGAACATAACATTATTAACCCACTGATCCCAATCCAAGCCATCGCGTATATACATTGCGTGACGACCCCAACTTTCATTGCTTGTGTATAAATCCAGTTCAATACCATCTGTAGCATCCAATAAGTGTTCTAATTTATCTTGTTCGTAGGCCAGGTTACTATTGATTGCTAGGCGTGTAGTACTTTGTCCTTTGTTCTTTTGGAACCAATCAATCAGACGCCATGTATATCCGCTCATTAAAGGCTCGCCACCTGTGATGCGTAGTTCTTTTAATGTTCGGTGTAGGTCTGACTCCCACCAAGCAAAGAACGCTTCAACGTAAGGATTAACTTGATCAATAGTAAAAAGTTGACTACTATCGTGAGTGTGAGTAAAGTGATTGCGTCCGTCAGATACAAGATGTTCATAGGCTCCATTGCGTTTAATATCTCTAACCCAGGAGGTACTGAAAGCAGGGTTACAATAACTACAAGCAAGCTGACAAGTTCTGTCGAATGCAATTTCCAAAGTTTGTAAGTTGACATCTTGATACCACCCAAGTTTATACGCATCATCTAAATCCTTATCATCATATATTACTGTTTTGTACACACGATCACTAATTGGCTCAGGAACATCCTGGCCTGCATACTTGGGATCTTTATACATGTCTTCAATCTTCCAGCAGTACTCGCAGCCACTAGGACGTTCTCCGGCATGCATCTGTCTGCGCTGTTCTTTCTTTTGGGGTGTGTTATGCAAGGCACTAGGATTGCTTAGTATTGCTTCTTTATCAATAGCATGTGGTAAAGGGTGGTGACAACTAGTAGTTTGTCCACTGCCTAACCATATAGTAGCGTTGTACCACTTGGCCGCACAGAAGCTTTCGCTCTTAATGTCAATCACTCTACGCTTGTATTGTAGATCTGTTTCGTTAGCTATTTTCGGCATGCCATTTGCACTCCTGCCAAAACTCTTTCATCTGTGGAAATATATCTGTAAAGTATCCTATATCCGTTTCGTATGCTCCTCTACGTTTGTCATATTCATTAAAGAATCGATAGAAGTCCGCACGTTGTTCGTTGATATACTTTTCTGTAAGCTTCTTGCCATTCTTCATCCAAGCAAGGTCACGTTCCATACGTTGTATTTCGTAGTCTTTGAATCCATCAAATCTATTTTCACCTTCTTTAATCTGATATTGTTTCATCCACTTGATCACATCTTCTAAGATGCCTGTATAAGCTGGCGGAAGTATTTGTAGGCTTTGCCACTGTGGCGTTCTCAACACAGGAGTATCAAACCAAACACGTTGATAGGTTGTGCTGTGTAGTTTGCGCAATACTAAAATGTGTTCTAATAGTCTTTGTAGACCTAAGATACTAAGGTTATTCATTGTGATGATAAACGTTAAGCTATTACGTCCAGGAATCTCAGTTAAAAAACGATTAGTATAATCATTAACTCTATTAGAATTCAAACCACGACGAATATATTCAGCATGTTCAGGTATACCTGTATCTAAACTTACATACTGCATAAAGTGTTCAATCTTTGTACCAGTACACAAGTCTTTTACTTTGTCTAGATACTTTTCAAACAAACCAGGTTCAACACTGAAGTTACTAGTAACATCTACGTGTAAATCACTCTTAGGACTTGCTAAGATATAATCAAACACACGATGCGTATTCTTATCCATTAGCGGCTCACCACCAGTCATTCTAAAGTGTTTTAAGCTACCGTATAGTTCTGGCCACCATTTCCAGAACGCTTCTACGTAAGGATTATGATCTTTAACAGGAATAGGTTGTCTACGACCTTTAAAATGACTAGGGTCGTTGTGTGGTTTTGCTGTGGGATATGCTCCCCAGCGATCAATATCTTTCTGCCACTCTGTACTAAACTGTGGACTGCAATAACTGCATGCTAGGTTACAACCGTGACTAAAGTTTACCTCAACATAACTCGGAGTAACATCGGCATCCCACGGTAGGGCTTTAATAGTATCATAGTGTTCGGAGGCCCACGGCTCGCCACTGCGATAGTGACGATCACTTAAGTGACCAGTATCTTCTATATGCCAACAGTAATTACACTCTTTAGGTTTTTCACCTTCGAGCATTTTCTTACGTTGTTCTTTTTTATGCTGTGTGTTGTGTAGGGCACTAGGATGAAACTCAACTACCTGTGCATCAATTTCGTGCAATGGTGGATGGTAACAGCTATTGTTAAGCCCAGTAGGCAAATGTAGGCTTACTTGTTGCCATTTAGCCAAACATAAACTAGGACCTAATTTGTCCTTCATTTCTTCTGCAGCCGACATGAATACTGATTTACTCACGGTTCATTATTCCTTTGTTTACAAAATTACTCTTGTAATGATGTTTAAAAAATTTACTTTCTGCTGGATCCATATCTATAATAGGTAATCCCAATCGTGTACGAAGTATCTGACCTAACCGTTGGCAATGTTCTACTGGTTCATTGATACTTTCGTATTCCTTCCATAATGCCCCGAGCGCATCAAAGTCTTGTACCTTACGATAATCCCAATCTTCTAACATTGTTAAATACGTACCTTGACGTGATCCAACTATAGCCCAAAAACCATTCTCTACGTCTGCGCCTACGGTTTGCCAAATACATAAGTTATCATAGTTACGACTATGTACACGCTGTTCGAAGTCTTCTAATGAAGGCTTTGTTCCACGATCTAAACACATCTTAACACCCTCACGGAAGCCCGCTCGCCATGCTTGGAAAGGTGTTTGGTTTGGATAGGTTGTTGAATAGCAGTCACTCATAGCCCAATAGTTAGGATAGAAACAAAACTCTACATCATTTTCGGCTGAGCCGTCTGATGCTTCATGCGTTTTCATCTGATTGACGAAATCCTTTGTCCAACAAGATAAGCCACCGTTGCCGTATTGTAGGCCATTAATGTAATTACGAGCACGCCAACGGAAAACGCAATCTCTATTAGTTTCATCGAGTTTAAGTTGAAGGTTAAAGAACTCGGGGTTAGGGAGGTTGTCACCGTCAATGAGGATAAACCGATCAGTGCCACTGGCACTAGCGGCCGCCTTGTGAGCCGCGTCACTGCCCTTGACTCCATCAACTCTAGTAGCCCAAGGAACCATGTTTTGTATCTTAATCCAATTTTGCTCTTTGTTAGGTTCGTCGTAGGTTAGGTAAACTACGTCTAAGTCTGCTATATCAACTATTTGGCTCATAATATTCTACACTATCATAGGTTTCATCTAGCTCTAAGATTAGGCCAGCATGATGTTTTACAGTTTTAAATCCTTGATTACTACGCTTTAATTGTACACTCACTCCGGGGTTCATGTCAATCTTTATTAACCGTTTTTTCACAATATCTACATGATATTGAGTATAGTTGTTATATGTTTCTCGATCAACTACGATATATTGTTCACTTTCTGGATGTTTCTGCATACTACACATATGAATAGCACCAGTTTCGTCATAGTGTAAGCGATATTCTATAGGTTCCGGTACAATAGCCATGGCGGCCATAGCAGAGTTAAACTCATCTAACCATTCTTGCGAATTCATCTGCATACTCCTTGATTAGTTCGTCTGTAACCCATGCTTTATCTTGATAGTGCAAGGGATGGTATTGATTAATGTTATTAATTCTAACCATTGGCACAGGTGTCTCATACACTACTAAATTGTGCCACGGTGTTGCTGTACTAAACTTATTAATTTTTGGCTTCATATGTGTAAAGTTAATAAAATCTACACCAGGTATAGTACAGACTTCTTCTCCCACAATCTTAGCGGCCAATGCATATACTACATCAGTAGTTGGCTGTTCGTCATAACACTTAATTAAGGTATCTTTAACCGTAGTCCAGTTTTGAAATATCTGTCGAGCATACCAAAAGAACTCTGCGGCTTCTTGGCTATAACGGAAATACATAATGCCATTATAAACATCAGGTAGTTGGTTGTCATCAAACACTTGTCTATATGTTCTGTCATCACTGAGTTTGCCTAGATAATCTCTACATCCTTGGCCAAGTACAATGTTTTTAAGTCTAAACGTAGTCCACCAATGCGCTATGCTACGAGTGAATACAATGTCGCTTTCTAATTTGATTGTTTCTTTAAACGGCGTTAGATAAAACGCCTGCCATTCATTAGACAATTTCCATTCAACGTTAGCTGCTTCGTCGTTCTCAATGGTAGTAACATAGTCGAATACCTTGCGATGCTCATCTGTCACTAGCTCTAAGGTAGCTTGATCAACTGCTACTGCATACAAACTACCTGGCATAGTTATCTTAATGCTCAGAGCTTGCAAGTATGCTAGGCGCAGATAATCCACATCTAAGGTATTCTGTGCAATAGTAAAAAATCCTTGCTGTGCTTGATATTGATCTACTTTGCGCATATCGTATCTACAAAGTCTTTAAAGTTATCTGATAGCAAATAGCCTTTATCCATAACGTGTATGTTCTGACGAGGGATTACGTATCCCCTTTCTCGTTCTTTAACTACTAGCATAGAATTCTTCACAGTGATACTAGTTGTAACATCAGCAAAGGTCAGCATTGGTGTAACTATACCTTGGTCAAAATTTGGATCATAGCCGTTTAGAATATTGTTAGCAATAGTAAAAGCATAGTCGTTACGAAAGTTTCCCTCACGCATATGATATAGTTTCATGTAGTAGGTATAGTTGCGTTGTATACGGCCCACCAGGTCAAACAACATTTTTGTTTTAGCTGTTTTGCGGAATAGAATGACTGTAGCCCAAAGATAATCAAGACCAAACATGCCCATCTTTAACTTCCACGCCGTAGCAGGTTTATTATTCCAACTCATTATCCGATAATCAAAGTCTTGCTCAAATAATTTAATTAAATTAGTATCAAGCATTAGATAATCGCTGTCTATTAGAATAGTTTCATCGTAAGGACTTAGTTCATATGCTCTAAAACGATCGCCATTGCGCCAGCTGCCTTCTACATCTATTTTGCGATTTTTAAGTTCGTTACTGACATAGACTATGTTGTCAAAGCCCTGTGCTGTAGTTCCGTGCTCTGTAACTAAGGTAACAGGTAATCCTGTAGTATGTTTAACTAGTCGTGCGCAATGTTCAGCTATAGTAACGTAGCTGGTCTTTTCTGTGTCAAAAGCAAAAAGCAGTACTCCTCTAGACTTTGCGGGCACGTTTGATTTCGTCATGTTGGATATGCCAGGTGTTCATTACCATTTGATAATGTTGTCGACACAATGTCAGAAGCTCGAGCCTACTAACTAGTATTGGATTTTGATAGGTATCTTCTAGATATAACTCATCAGAGTCCCAGGCATTAAGGAACGCTATTAGCTCTGGGGTAACTTTAAACAGGCCGCTATTGTGTGTTACCTGTAGATCTGTTTGAATTTTTTCTCGTAAGATACGTTTGTTGACTTGATAGTCAGTGGCTAAACGTATTTCTTGGGTAAGGTTGTCTAAGTCGCTCATACTAGTAATTATCTAGTATAGCAACCCAGTGAGAAAAAAGCAACCGAAAAGGTTGATTAAACTGCTGCAATAGTTGGATTGCCCCAGCTAGCTGATAGATAGGTTGTTGCTGGTGGAGTGTATGTACCGTTATAGGCCATGGTCACGTTTACAGCGTCGTTTAACCCTACGTAGGTTGTAGGGATATTCCACCCAATTGTAACGGTAATTTGTAGACCGTTATCACCATTACCGCCAACGTTGGTGGTGCTTGTTTTTACGTTAAAGTTTGTATAATCACTGTTATATTCGTAACGATAATTACTTGAATAGACCTGACTTGCGAGTTGATTTGTTGTAGTTAATCCCCAATAACCAATACTATTTGTAGTACGGGTTGCGCCGTTAGTTCCTGTGTATGATGATGCGCTGTTAGTCATCACACCACCTTTAAGATTAGTGCCCAAGTTTGTCACTAAGTCGGCACTACGTAATGTACCATTATTGTTCGTAACACCTGTAATATTCCAACCAATACGTCCACCACAGTTAAAGAAATAACGTGCAGCATTGCCACTTGCCCAGGTGAACGTCATGGCTTTTGTACCTGAGAATGCCCCAGTACCGCCAGTAATATTGTAACCGGTCAAGGTAGTTGTTGCTAGTGTGCCCGTGGCTGCAGCAGTTAGTCGACTACTGTAAGAAGTATTAACCGCAGTTTGCAGAGTAGCTAGATAGGTAATAGTTGTACCTGCTGTTGGCGCACTAATACCAGACCCTGCACCACTTTGGTGTAGCCTAGCATTGTTTAATGTATTAACTAAACTTGCCCATTGCGTGGCTGTCACCGTTCCGCTGGCACTAACAGCACTAACAGCAGTTTGGCCGTACCCAGCACTACCAGAGCCCACGTTCCAAACTGTGTTAAGTTGGTTTGACCCATTGATAAGATTATTATAATCTGTAGCTTGGATTAATCCACCTGATGCGTATGTCATTTTTCTTTACCTTAACTGTTTAATTTAACTATAGCTTCAACGGTGCCTTCAGTCACTGTTGTTTTGTCTTCTAATGCGCGGCCAATTACATTGAACGCTGTCATTTCACTTCTGTCTGCAGCACGAGCTAGGCCGTTACCTGCACTTACTAAACGATCACCTTTCTTAACAGCACCAATTACACGAACTGGTACACGACCGTTAACTGCTACTGGTGGATGGGTAGCATTGGTACCTGCGCCGCCGTTTAGCAAGAAACCTGCAGCTGTACTTATAACACCAAATACTGCTTCTGACAATTCTTGTACTGCGGCTGTAATTTCTTTTAAGCCACCTAGTTCAACTACAGTACCCGGTACCATAGGAACGTCTGCTTCAAAGCGTTCTGCCAAGTCAGCATAATTGGCCTGTACTGATAAGAAATTACCTGTTACACCGTAGATAAAGTTCCAGCGCGAAGCTGATGTACCTAAACTCGATGCTGCATTAGCTGATGGTACAGCATACGCAGTAGTAACAGTTAAGTTACCGTTTACTACTGTCGCGCCAGTGATTGTAGTAGCACCGTTAACTGTTAATGAACTTAATGTGCCTCCGGTGGCTAAAATATTACCTGCGGCATTAATAAATCCGCTAGATATTGTTAGTGTACCAACTTGTGTAGTTGCGCCGTTAACTCTTAATGAATTAAATAAACCACCCTGTGCTAATACGTTGCCAGATGTATTAAGTTGTGAGAACACCGTACCCGTACCTGATGTTAAACTTAGAACATCAATGTTAACACCATAAATTGTATTGTATCTATTTGTAGCATTACCCAAATATGCCACATTGTTTGATGTTGGAATAATGTTACCACTGTGGTTTGTTATACCATTAACTGTTAGTGCATTATGTACAGCACCAGTTGATAAAACATTGCCCGATAGATTTAAGGACGTACCAGTAGTTGCACCAGCTACTGTTAGTGCATTAGCCACTGTGATTGTATTGGTACTTGCGGCAATAGTTAGTGCTGTGGTAGTAACGCCGCTTCTGTTTATATCTACACGAATATTTCTGTTTGATGTTGTTTCTGCAACAACCGCTGTACCGGAACTAGTATCAAATGTCAAGTCACCCCCAACAGTTAATCCGCCAGCTGCGCCAAATGCATAGTTGGTTGTTTGGCTAATATCGCTACGTAAGAATTGGCTAGCTGAGAAGCCGCCTAAAGTACTTGCGCCAGTTGTAGCACCTGTAAACTGTGCTCCAGCAATAGTAGTTTGACTAACTAAATTTAAACCTGGGATAATTGTACTAAAGCCAGGAATTGCTGTTTGTGGTGTAAATGTTGCGTCTTTGCTTAGAATAGCAACAATAGTATTTGATACATAAAATTTAGTTACATTGTGCGAAACTGCACCTGTGTCCAGAATACTTTCTGTTACCGGACCCGATGTACCTGATGTGCTAGTGTATGTAGGACCAATAGTAATCCAGGCACTACCGCTCCATACTTTCAATTGTGCATTAGTAGTGTCCCACCAAATATCGCCTGTTACTGAAATACCTGCGCTAGGCGAAGTTGCTTGTGTAATCGCACTTGAAATAGGTTTCCAAAGATTGTTTGCAGCATTGTAGACTTTTAAGATGTCGTTTACGTTATCATACCAAAGTTGACCTGTTAATGGTGCTGTTGGTGCTGTGCTATTACTAAAGTTTTCTAGTAATTGAACGTAGTTTTCATTTAAGAAAATACCATAACCAGCATAGTTTTTACCAATGAGCGTAAGACTAGTAGCAGTAGTATTAACTGTACCATCTGCGACTGTAGCTATCGATATCCCAGCTGTTGTAGTGACTGTATATGTCATAATTCTAACCTATTTAATATTATATTATTTATCTTAGTTTAACCGGCCAATCCTAACAATGATCCGCTGTTTTCAAAAGTAGTAATAGTTTCCCCACTTAGATAATATCCGGTACCTTTTGTTGCAACTATGGCATTAGCTGATCCACCAGCAATAGTACCATTGTTATTAATAATCAATGATGTTGCAGTAGAAACAGCATTGCCGCCTGGCCAAGCTGCGTTCCCTGTGGCACCTTGTATAGTTCCATTGTTTATCAAATAAATTCTACTACCGGTTGGAAATCCACCAATGCTAAAACTAGCAACATTAGCATTAACTGATGTTACCCACACCCCAGCGTTTACTGTAACTTTTACATTTAATGGTCTAATAGGACTACCCATTATAGTGTATAAGTTTGCATTAGTTACATTAGAAGTGATAACTGCGGTATTATGTAAGGTCTGCCAAGCATTGCCACTAAAAATAGTTACTGATTTCGTTTCTGCCCAAACATTGCCATCCCAAACATATATTGCTTTAGGAACTTTCCATTGATAGTTGTCATAAACATTGATAGTCATTTGTTAAATTTGATACCAAATATCACCCACGGTGGCTGTGCCGCTCGGTGCACTTGTACTAACAGTTTTTGCACCTTGACTATTTTGACCAGCAGTTTGTACATATCCAGATACAAACGCCTGAGTGGCCATGGTGTTTCCAGATAGTGTTATGCTGTTAACCCCAATGGCTACATTACCCACGGTAACCGCACTAGCTGTTACATTACCATTTAAGCTACCGTTAAATGTTGTAGCATATACTGCGGCAAATTTTGTAGCACTAGCACCAATGTCAATAGTTCCGTCAGCACTCGGCACTATTTTATTTTGTAGTGTTGTGATATCAACTAATGTAGTTGTTCCGCTTAAGGTTGTTGCTCCAGTAACACCTAAAGTACCTGTTACTGATAGATCATTATCTACTGTAACACTAGCATCGGCGCCGCTAATACCAATTGCCCTAGTTAGTGTACCTATATTTGAATAAAAATTTAAATTATATCCATTTAATAGACTTTGTACTGCTACCTCAGTGGTAGAAGTTATTTGATTTAATACTAATGCTGTGCTAACTACTAAATTACCCACACCTAAACTATAAGGAGTGCTTGCGGGTTGATCGGCACGTAAAAATTGATTAGATCCTACACCGTTAAGTTTCAATGCATTACTAGCATCGCCTGTAAGCTGCGCACTGGCAACGGCTGTTGGCCCTGCCAGGTTAAAACCAGGATAAATTATACTATATCCATTGATAGAAGTCTGCGGAGTAAATGCACTACTAGAACTAAAAATACCCACAACGGTATTTTCAATATACAATTTAACTACCACATGATCATTGCTACTAGAGTCTAAAATAGTTTCAACAATTGCACCACTGGTGCCGCCTGCTGAAGTAGTTGATGGCGGACCGATTAACTGCCAGCCACCGTTGTATGCATGCAGCTGATTATTAGTTGTATCAAACCATAGATCACCTAAACTCGACACCGCACCTAATGGTTCAACGTCTTGCGCCAACGAGCTACTAATTGGTTTCCATTTATTAAGACCAGTATTCCACACTTTTAAAGTGTTAACACTAGTGTCATACCATATTTGACCTGTTAGTTTCTGACTTGGTGCTGTATTTGCGGAGAAATTTTCTAATAAGTGAATAAAGTTTTCGTTAAGAAACGCACCATACCCAGCATAATCTCTACCTATGAGAGTTAATGCTGTACTTGTAGTATTAATCGTTGCGTCTTGTACAGTTGCTACCGGAGCACCTGAAGTAGTTGTTATTGAATATGGCATTCTTTTACCTTATGTTATTCTGCATACTGGAACCAAAAGTCGCCGTTGTTGCTTCCAATATCATTTACACCTGGGTTAGGTGCTGCATTACTTACAAATTTAGCACTACCGCCCCACCATGTAGTTGCTGTTTTAGCAAATTGTGTTGTGGCAATTAAAGTGTTTCCAGTTGTGTTATATGTTTGACCTTGTGTTGAGGCCGTTGCACCATTATTTAACACCACACCACTTGATGCGGCTGTTAAAACGGTTGTACCGTCAATGACAATATTAGCACTACCTGTGCCACTATCGTTTACCCATATATGGGTGTTATTTTGATAAATCTTATAGCTAAAGAAGCCAGAATTATTAACAACGAATGCAGTTGTAGCAACCATACTGTTAGCTGTTCCTGCTGGTGCTGTATCTGCTGTTGGTACACCATATAATACTGTGTCATTAAATTTGTTATCTACATAATTTGTCATAGCAACGTTTGCTTCATAGACAAACGCCGTAGTTGCGATTGTAGTGTTGGCCGAACCCGGATTCATTGTAACACTGCGTGGTAGGCCTGTTAGCGTAGGACTTGCAATATTTGCTTTTAATACAATATTGCCATCTAATATATCTCTAAAGTTATCTGAGTAACCTTTTAATGCTAAGTTTGCACCTTGTACAAATGCTGTAGTTGCAATACTAACACTATTATCACTGTCTGCTGGTGTAGGTGCTTGTGGATTACCTGTTAGTGTTGGGCTTGCAATGTTTGCTTTTAATACAATGTTTGCATCAACATAACGTTTAGAAGTGATACCGTCCGGTGTTACAGGATCTACACCAACTTCTACATAACCGTTTGTGCCGTCAATATGTAGATAACGTGTTTTTGTGCCGCCTGTGGTAGCATAAAGATCAATATCAGTATTACTAATACTATTCCATAGTACAAGAGTATTAGCAGAATCAATTGTTAAGTTAGCATTATTATATGCGCCAATGGTTACACCACTATTATTTAGAATAGTTAAATTGCCTGTGCCGCTATTATTTTGATTGTTACGGAAATAGTTGGCCGCCGGTTGTGCGCCTAAGTAACTAGCATTGTTAGCAGTGCCCCAAATAGTACCATTGGTACTAGTTGTGGTCATATTATAACCAACTTGAATTGAGGTAAATCCAGAAATACTTACGTTAGGAGTAAATTGGTCTTGACTGATAATTGCGGTACGAGTACCATTTAAGTATATTGATACAACATCATGTGATACAGTGCCGTCTGAAATTTGTTCGTATAAGGCGCCGCTCTTACCACTAGGTGTTGGGTAGCCCGGGCCGACTAAAATCCAACCTGCAGCATCATACGGACTTGTGCCATCGTAACAGTATAATTGTTTGTTGATACTATGCCACCAAAAATCACCGCCTATAGTAGTACTAGGTGCTGTTGATGAATATGTAGCACTACCTACGTTTTTCCAAGCACTACCTGTGTATACTTTAACTAACTTGTTACCACTATCATACCAAATTTGTCCAGTGTTAGGATTATTAGGGCTTACATTGTTACTAAAATTAACAAGTAATGCTACTAAATCTTCTGCTATGATTTCACCATAACCGCTGTAGTTACGACCTACTAAGGTTAAACTAGATGCCGAAGTATCTATAGTTCCATCTAAGATTGTTGTTAGTAGTTGTCCATCTGGTAAATTTACAATGTATGACATTTTATTATCCTAATTATGCTGTCAAGTTAGTTAGAGTTTGTACTCGAACTGTATATTCTATTTGTATTAAACGATTCAACGCTTTTTGCACCGGGCTAAAAATCACGTGTGTTAATAATGGCAAGCCGGCTCCTAAACCGCTTGCACCTGGTATGTGGCCAAATAAGCCTAGTTCATCAAATACATAGTCACCGGACAATGTTTGACTATTATCAAATACTGCTTGCCCACTAGGCTCGCCGTAGTCTAATAAACAACTAACCACAATATCAGTATACTTTAATCCAGGAGTATGATTTACAATCATTTTATTGTTCGCAGGATCAGTATTTGCTGCATTTGTGTCATCTACAATTTTATAGTATGTAGGATTATACAAGTCAGCATTAGCCACATTAGTATTTGTTGGCAGATACGTAATAACACCGGTTGGGTCAACGGTAGTTCCCCCGTTACCAAAGTGCATCTCAGTAATAAAGTTTTGACTTTTATTTGCAGCATTTTGCGCCAAACATACTGAGAAATTTTCATAGTGGATAGCATTAGTTTTATCAACAAATACTTCTTTGGTGATAGGATCAAAAATCTTAACCATACCAATAATGTCTAAGTTCATCGTTGATTTCATACTATGCTCGTCCGTCCATAAAAACTTCTTTTGTCTCTGGGTCAAATATTTTAATATGCCCTTGTATATGTATACCGCCACGCTCGTCGGGTTGTTTTTGAGGTTGTGTTTCCACTTTCTCTTCTTGTTTATTTGTATCCATATTCTTATTTATCTTATCCATAATCTACAATTATTTAAGCTGTTATAGTACCCGTGGCTGACGCAAACGGTATTAGCCCGTAAATGCTGTTAAATGTAGTAGTACATCTAACTTGATATCCTATTGGTCCTGTTGGGTACCATGCGTGCGCAGGATCATTTAAGTTAACTAAACTTAAGGTGTTATTTGTACCTTGAGCAAACTGTATTCCATCAATATAAGTCCAGCTATCAGTAATTACATTCCAAGTAATACCGTCAGCAGACCATTCCCATGTATACTTCATTGTTCTGCTGGACGCAGGTAGTAGGCTTTCAGTGGCTGAACTAGTAACAACTACACCAAATACATCAGAAATTGTTACGTTAGATGCAAATCTTGCTGTGCTTGCGTTTACTGCTAGGCTCCAGTTAGTAACCGGTGTATTGATTACATAAGTATAGATGTTTGTTGGGTCATATGATGGCCAATCTTTTATAAACATTGCTGCACTAGTTGTTGAACCAACTAATCCATTGCCTTCTAATATATTTCCTCCAGTTCCTGAATTGTAAAGTACATTAGCATTTACCATTAAATTACCGTATACTGTATCTGGTAATGTTTGGTTAGGACTAGCATCAGTTACCCGTACACCCACTGGATATAATACATTAGCACCGGTACCTTGGGTACCGCGGCGTATTTGGCCAAGTACATTTGTACCAGGTAAGTAGCTGATGTTTGCAGTACTTACATAGTTCCAACTATTAGCATTAACGTTACCAGTAACAATATAGTTATTACCTGCATAGTTAATTGCAGTGCCCGCAGCGTATGCTGTATTAGCTGACCATACCACAGGAGTATAGATATTTTTTTTGTAATACGTGATACGTTCACCGTTAATAAACACTACACCAGGGCGAGCATATAATGGACTAGGTTCAGTTAATAATGTTGCATCTATAACATAAATGTTAGCATCTGTAATACTTAAATTAGTTGATAATTGTGTGGTATTGGCAGTTGAAATCTTCAAATATGCTGGTTCGTTAACCATATTATCAAATATACGATAAGCAGCTACGTTTGCACCAACTTTAGTATAGATACGCATATCTAACGTGTCAAACGTAATACCCGGTACAAGTTCTTCCGGAGCACGGCTATGATATGTATCAATAAATTGACCACCCTGTGTTACTATATCTTCAGGTGCTGTACCCAATGCAATGTTAGCATATAGGCTATACAATGCTTGATCATACACGCTTGTTGATAATAATGCAATACCATCCTTGCTAAATTGTACAGGATCATACGGTGCAATATCATAACTACGTCCAAATAATGGATTTAGCGTAAATGGTACGCTTTGCGTTACTGATGTTGGATATGTTACTCCTGGTACTAATTGTTCTAAGCTGTCATAACGTGCTGTGATAGTTGTATCAGTAGCTAGTGTTACGTTGGTACTTAGTGTAACCTGTGTTACTTTAATTGGGATGCCGCCAAAGCTAATATTAGCCAATGTAAGATTACCACTGATTGTATCTGTTAAGTTAACGCTGTTTGTTGTATAGTTAACACTTACAATAGTGGCTTCAAATCCAATATTAGCACCAGTTACATACTGTCCAACTTGTAGACCCGACATGTTGGTAATATTTTCAATTGCAGTACTGCCTTTGTATAGATTACCATAAAAGTGTCCCAGGCTATTAACTTGTAAATTAATATTACCAATTAGACCCGTTACATAGCCCGCTTGTACACCACTTTCACCAATATACATATTTTTAGCAAGACTGGCTGCATTATACACATAGATAGTGTTTGTGTTAGTGGCTGTATTAGCCATAGTTACCGCAGTTTGTATAGTATCCACCGCCGGCATTACGTTTGCTGGCTCGTAGTAACCAATAATACGGTCGTTAGCATTGCTAAAGTAGCTTGCTGGACATACTGTATAATCACTAGGTATGAACTGTGTTGAGGTTGTGATATTAGAATTTATAAAATACGCTTTACGTAGCATAACATTGCCGTCTTGGAATGCATAGGTAATGATATCACCGCTACTTACACGACCATTAGCATCAAACTGTGTTTGAATGTAGGTAGTATTAGCTGTCCACACCTTGACATTACTTGTATAGTTAATACGGTCAAATTTAAGTGTGCTGTTAAATGAACGCACTACAGGGTTTTTCATTACTGCATACGCAGTAGCAACGGTACCTGCATTTATACTTGTATATCCGAAGCTAATTGCAGTGCCGGTAAATGAGGAAATATTAGCCGACGACATGGTAATTTGACTGTTTGCACTGTCAATTGCCGCAATCACTGTGGTTGCATCAAATGCTGTGTTTGCGCTCATTCCAGTGAATAAACCAGCAGTTGAATTAATAGTGTATGTGGATGATATTAAGTTTACATTGCCACCAATAACTACAATATTACCTACTACAGAACCATTTACAATTACAGTTGGGGTTGTGGTGTAGCCTGAGCCACTGTTTGTCACTGTAATAGAAATTAAACTACCCGAATTACCATCAAGAGTTGCAGTGGCCGTGGCACCGTTTCCATTACCGTCAGTGCTGATAATAGTTATCGCAGGTGGAAGGATGTATCCTTTACCGGCATTTTCAATTCTAATGCCATCTACTACAAGATTTCTATTATTGTACCATTGGTTATACGGCCATGTTTGCCATGTTGCTGAATCCTTGGCCACATACGGTGCTTCTCCGCTCGGACTACGGAACATTGATGTAAGACCAAATGTATCATAGTAAGCCGGTAAGTCAAAGTCTGTAATATCGCCGCCAAAAGTGTCATTGCCTGTATAATCTAATAGATATTCACGTATCTTAGTACGGTACGGTTTAACTTCTTCAATGTAATTTTGATAGTATGTTTGGTTATCAACTACATAGCTCGGGAACTGACTTAGAGTTCTTAGTTTATGTGTGATACTAATAAAGCTAGATTTAAATAACCAATCTACATAAGTTTGTTCAGTTAATAGATAGTTAATCATTACAAAGAACAAGTTATTAAATTCACCTTGTAAGGTATTTTTAAAAATGTTATTATATAATGCTTGTACAATCGAACGAATTTCTTTGTTAGGATTTTGATCGTATCTGTTGCTATCAAAATCTTGATTACCAAACCCTAAATTATTATCTACATAATTACCTAGTGTAGTATCTAATTGTACTGTACCGTTTTGGATGCCTACTACACCCAATCCACCGCCAACCTCAACTACTACTAGTTGCCATGTATTATTACCTGTAGCGTTGCGAATATAAATTACACTGCCGGCAATTGCTTGTAATGCAAGTGCATTAACTGTAGTTTCTACGCTAAAGTCTGGTTTAGTTGAAGCACTATATCCTGTAGCATACCAGTCAGCATATGACCAATAGATACTTGTTTTATAACTTTGTACTCTGGTGATCAGCCAACTCTTACTATCTGTTAATGTATATAAAACCCACAATCCGTTTTGTGATGTATCGTTTTTAACTAGTACACGGTATCCCGGTGATAACGGCAATGTGTCTATATACTCTAACTCAACTTCTGTCGACACTGCTTGATCATATTCACCTAATTTAAAATTAGGCTCTGCTTCTTGAGCATTTAATCCGGTTAAGTCAAATTGTTCAGCAATAGGATTAATAGCAAAAATATCATTAACATATTGAATCATTTCATTGACTGCTGATAGTCTATCAACAAACATACTTTGGCGTGGACGAATATCAACACCATATCGATCTGCTAAACTCAATGTTGGATCAGGCACCGTTGAACCCTGCTGGTCAATCCCTGCTAAACTGTCGACAAACTTGTTAACTAATTTAGTCGGAATCGGATTATTAGGATTACCTTTTTGTATTAACTCGTATTCACTGTGAATCAAATCAGTGTTAATTTCTAATTGATGATCTAAGTGAACAATGGTATTATCGGAACTTAGGTAAGTAGCAACATTGTAGAATACAATAGCATTACTGCGTATCATAGCCGCATAAGGAATACCTTGTGATTTAGGATTTGCAATATAATCTACGATTGCCTTCACTGGCAAGGTACGGCTCGGTATCGTGTCATCTAAATGAGTTTGATCGTATACCCAGAAAAAATACCTAGTAGTAATAATGCCTGTTGTCTGATCAACCGTAATTATTTCAACATACGCACTATCGTCTTCATGTTTAGGTATGCCCTGTAATGCTCCATTAGTGTTAACATATTGGCTTGGTAATACTGTGCTTTCTATCCATTCATACACATTAATCGAACTTCCTGGGAACAACTCACCCCAATGTAGACTACGATAGGTTAGTGAATCTTGTTCGTAATCAATAAAGCGAACAGTACTTAAATCCCACCAAACTTTTCCTACTTGTTTGTCACTCCAGTAGACACTAGAATTAATATCAGCTTCTGAGTTATATCCTTTATTATAAACAGCAGGATCGTATTCTGTCTTAAATGAAATATTTTCTTCTGCTTGTCCTAATATGCGCCCTTTAGCTGGATCAACAAATTGTAAATTTTCTTCAATTAAATTAGTTTGACTACTGTATAGGTACGCACGAGTTACACTATCTAAATCAACTTTAGGAGATTGATAACGTATTAGTCCCCAGCCCCTAGCCATCGTAGGGTTACTAAACACATAGATACTACCGGATTTAGCAGGTGCACCCGCTGGTGCCATAAATGGTGCTGCAATAGTAATATATGCCCCTTCAATATCTAATGCATATCCAAATTGACCGCCGGGAATTAATATACCCGGGTCTAATTGTTGTGCAAATGCATATCGTCCCGGATCCTCTACATCATCACGTGGATCGTCATATAATTCGTAAATGTAAACACTACCACTACCTGGTATTCTATCATGTAGTCTAGTAGACGCCGCGTCAAATACAGTTCCGTTGGTCGTAGTACTCACATCAATGGTTGTAAGTTCTTTAGTAGTGCCTCGAGCACTACCAATCACTAGCATGTATGCATTTGCTGCTAGTTTAACTTTTGTACCAAAATATTCACCAGGTAACCCGTAAGGATTAACAATAATCTGCATGAATGCAAATACAATCATTTCAGATTCTGCAAGTACACCTGCACTACTAGAATTCGTAATGCCTGAAAGTATACGTAGTTGGTCTTTGGCAACTTTAACATCTGAGTCTAAACGTAAATATCCGTTTTCATTTGTGGCTGTTACTCCTAAAATGTTAGCGTCATTTACATCTTGTACAAATTCGTCTAAGGTAGTTAACCTAACTGCAACATTTGATGCAGTCCACGAGTTATTAATTGCTACGTTTGCACCTGTTGAGAATACGTAGGCGTTTTGATATCCTGAAACTTTAACAATGTCACCTGTAGTACTTTCTGTCACTCGCACGTTAGCGCCAGTGCTTGGTTGTGTGATCCAATCTCCAGTACTTACAGTTACGTTGCCTGTTAGGCCTAGACTAATACGAACTTCAAAATTGTTTAAACGAATTGTATCAACTGGATTAAATGTTGGGTTTAGTACATAGCCCGTGTCAGTACCATACAATCTACCGCGGTTATGGAATTTCCATACGGCACCACTGTTATATTCTGTACCGTTATCATAATATGGTGCACCAATGTAAATCGCACAGTTATTACTACAAATTGTTAAGCTCGTACCGAACGCAGCGTTTGCCTGAATTGCAGCTAAGCCGCCTGTTAAACTATCTACACCGATTAGGCGTTCTAGGTAGTTAAATTTATTAACCTCAACAAGAATAACCTGGCCAATTGCAGGCGGATTAGTAAATCTGATTGTATTAGTACCTACTACTGTATATTGTATATTTTCAATACCGTCAATGGTAACTTTATGTACAGTTGCAATGATATTTTCAGTGTTATAGTCTTGGCCACCTGTACCAGCTACTGCATCAGTAACTGAATTAAATGCTTCAATAACACGATCGTATACATAAACTGCACCAGCACCCAATTGAAGTATACCGTTGATATCTTCAACGGTATCGCCGGGGGCACCAACAGCTACCTGTGCACCATCAAAACTTGAGGAAATAGCATATCCAAACTGTGCCCAACTGTTACCAGTAGGAACAGTTAATTTTTGTACCAAGGCATAGTAAGGGCGTTGCGTAATAGTAACGGTCGTTGCAGAAATATTAGCATTGCTGGCAATATTACCGTTGTTGATAAATCTAACGGTACGTGTGCTGTAATCGAATACATAGTCAATATTAGGTATAAATGTTTTATCTAAACTAGTAACTAATAAACTACTAGCATCACTACCCGAAGTAAAGTCTGGTGTAAATGAGTTTATCTGAATACTGCTCACTGCGGCATTGCTTCTTAGGTCGGTTGGATAAACACCATATGATACTAAGTTACCACTACTTAAAACACTAATGTTAGCAAGTATAGTTAAGTTGGCATCAATTACCACATTACCGTCTGTGCCTGTTGTTACTTTTACAAAGTTTGTAATGTTATCAACAACAATTTCTGTGCTAGAAACTACACTAAGAACAGAAGTTCTTGCGCCAGTATTAGCCTGTATTAATACGTCAGTTGGGTTAACTGAAATAGGACTGTTTAGGTATACAGTATTTTTGTTATTAACAGAAGTAAGCTGTGTTTGTACTGGAACATAACGTTTTAATCCGTATGCATAAACACTGTTATTACCCGGAGCACTGATGTATAACCACTCACCGTCTTGATTAAATGCCATACTGTAACCGAATTGGTCACCAGTAACATTACTTACAAGAATTTGACTACGATCAAACGAGTAGCTTGATAAGGTTTTGTCATAGATATACACGTATCCGTTTCCTGACCAGCTACTCGGAGCACCGATTGCTACTTTAGTATTACCAGCAGCTGTAGTTGCTAGATCAACTGAATGACCGTATGCATAGGTATTTGCGGCTGTTGGGGTCAATATGAGACCTTGATCAAATTCGCCTGCATAGTTTTTAAGGAACGTATTTACATAACCAATGCGTGTAGTAGATGATATAAATTTAGCGCCAGTGTCTATAGAAAGTATAGATAAGTTACCAGTTGAGTCAAACGTAAAATTATTATTGTATTGACCAGCATATATGTTTCCACCTAGGTTGCTAACTAAAGTTAAGTTAGCACCAGACGAAACCTGTTCGATATAAGCACCAACATTGGCGTTTAAATAGCCTGTTGTGGTAAATTGAATTTGTCCTTGTTGTGCTGCTCCGGCAACGATAATCAAACCGTCTGACGACATTTTTACTGAAGTCCCAAATCCGTCATTGGGCACATATTCACTACCGCCTTTAATTACCTCTTGATCCAGGCCCCACGGCGTTTGTTTTTCATATACCTTCCATGTGCCGCTAGGTTGTGTGCCAAATGGTTGACCTTGTACTGCGGTGGTTTCTGCATCTATGTCAATCCAAATCTTATCTCCAACTTTCCAGCCGTTGGGTGGATTTAACAACCCGTACACACGACTTTCTTCCATGTATTTAAAGCGCATGCTATCTAAACGGAATAACATACCACTACCTGTTTGTGTAGTTAAGTTACCTAGGTTAGTAATATCGCCTGTATATCTTACCAAAAGACTCGATGCACCAGTTACACGTAGTACTTGATAGAAGCCGTTGTAGGCCGCGTCAAAATTCTTAACTAAGAATATATCATATTTAGAAAGGCCGTGTGGATTATCTGTAGTAAATGTAATATATCCATTCAGACTATTTGTCACTGCGGTGATCTGATTATTAGTTTCTGTTACGCGAAATACATTCCAATCTTGCGTAAAGTCTTTAGCTACCCAAATTAGATAACCACTGCCCATATCTGCAATCTTATTATCCAAGTCAACATAATTTGTTAAGTCAAAAATTTGCAAATCTACGTCGTCAATATTTACATATCCTGCTGTAGGAATATCATTGTCATAGTCACTATTTTCAGTTCTGTTCAAAGCAACATTAGCAGAGTATGCACCATATGATTTATGCAATTGTGTACTATTGAATATAGTAACCCCATTGGCTAAATTATTATCGGCAGCGTCTACAAAACTCGCCACACTAGGGTTTACCCCAAATGCTTTTTCATCTAAGGCAATTTCAACAAACGGATTGCTAGTCAGTGCACCGTATTCACCAACACGCACTGCCCACTCTTCATATAGTGCAATGTTGCTAGTTAGGTTATTAATAGTTGCTTTGGTAAACGCATCAACTGCATTCTTAGTACCTTTTTGCGCTACGTAACCTTTGTAGAATTCAATTTGTGTTGTTTCTGTTAGACCTAAATCACTAAGGTATTGACGTTCTCTAAAGCCAATAAGTGCATGACTGTAGGCCATTTGATTTTTGTTACGTATCTTAGCGTAACTATCATAAAATGATTGACTTTCTACAGCAATTGTGCTAAAATTAGGCAGTAGGCCTGTTTGTATTTCGTTCTTGCCTAACACCTGCCAGTTTTGGAACTGAAATGTTCCATTAGCGGGGATATCTCGAAGAGCAGTATAATATTGACTCTTGTATTGTACCAGATCACCTTTAAGATAATCTTGGCCTTGGTACCAGGCATCTACTACGCCGCTGTTATATATGTAACCTTCTGGGCTTAGACTACCGTCCCAATCTGCGGTGCGCTGACCAATTAGTTTTAAACGGAACTGGCGGTTACCACTACTTGGTTGGTAGATAACGTCATTGAACACTGTGGTATTATCAAAAATTAGCGTATGTTCGTATTGCACCAATGAAACTTTTACATAACCGATAACACTGGCCTCATCTTGCAGCTCTAATTTGAACTCTGTAGGTGTTCTATAAACTGCATAATTGTTATTCTTAATAAGATTAAAGTTTTGGTCAACAACTCTACTACCGTATTGACTATCTTCGATGCCTTCTGTCACCGCACCGCTGGTAATGGCATTTAATGTGTTCGATACTGGACTTACTACTAAAATACTGCCCGCTTTCCATCCTTGTTGAGCCCAGTATAAGAATTCACGTGCGCTTAACCGCCAGTTTTTGATTTCATTTAATTGGGGATCAGTATCTGTAAATGTCCATCCTTGTGCTATTAGATAACGTTCGTAGCTGATCATAAAATCAACTACCTGTTGTTGCGTATTAAATTCATAACCGTAGGGTACATTCATTAATAGATTTTGATAATCATTATAGATGGTAGCTGTACTGTTCAGTACTTTAATTTTACTAGCATTATTGTTTATAATACTTGGAATGATTGTAAAGTAACTATTAAACAAATCATAGCCGCGCATACTATAACCATTATTTGTTTTTTCAATAATTAACGCACTGTAAATGATTTCATCCATGGCCACTGGTTTTTCATTTAGGAATACTTTATAGTTTTCATTAGGTATAAGAATACTATCATTGGTACTTGTTGGACTGACTTGTTCGGCTAATACTTCTAGATATTTTTGATCTGTAAATCCGCTTACCTTATAGGTTAAATTAACTTGAAAGTTTTGTACCAGCGGCAGTAGATATTTTGCCGGGCTGACGCCTTGGTTGATCAAATATTCAGTAATCCAGTTAATATAGCCTGCGCCGCGATAAACTGTACCAGCACTGGTATTACCATTATAGTCAACTGCAGACTGTGTAATCTGTCTATTTGTACTATCTTCAAGGTATTGAGTAATTTCTGTTGTAATACCCTGCACATCAGTTGAGAAAGTGTATAGTGCATTTAACGGAGTATATGAGTTTACGTCAATTAATGTACCAAAATACTTAGCTGGTTTTAATAACGCCAAGGCCTGTTGGGCGGCGAATGGAAAGTCGCTGCTCGTACGCCAGGCAAATTCCACAGGACCTTGTTGGCCAATAGCCCAGGCTGCGCCTGCTTGTTTGCTGTTAAATGTACGACATAACAATTGTGCCACACTGATTAAGTTACCGTTTTCATCTACTGGAATAAAATCTGACAGGCCAGGGCGTACATAATGTGGGTCAATGCCTTGACGATCACCGTAACGGATGTATCCTGCTTCTAAATCGTCCCATAGAACTTTATTGCCGCCAGTAAATGGTGCAGGACCATAGAAGCCTTGCCACCAGTCTGGTTGACTAGGAAATCCTAACATTTCCCAAGGTGTTAAATGCGGACGAATTGTATCATAGAAATACATATAACATGCACGCCAACTACCCGGCAACAATTCACCATTTACACGATCGCGACTTGAACTGTAGTTCCAAGTGAACGGATCATTGGGGTCAAAAGTATCATTAATAGTATAATCAAGTTTGTTGTTACCAACCCAGTTTAAGAAACTTTGACTTCGCACTTGGTTTGCATCTGCTAATGTATAATCGCTACTTCTAAATTTACCCGGAACTACACTAAAGATCTCGCTAAATGTAGTATTTGCAGATAATTTAATATTGTTATAGATACGTAGTTCTAATTCAAGTAAGAAGCTATCGCGATAGTCACCGAAACTTGGAGTAATACTACCATCGTGGCCACGAATAACAGTTGTAGATGTTCTATAAGTGTCATCTACAAAAATCTCAGGAGTGTATCTCGGCCATAGTCCTAACTTAGACGGAGTTTCTGGAATATAGTTACCATCAGTGTTACTATACTCAACAATTTTAATAATGTCGCCAACTGCCAACGCAATAGTAAAATCGATACTTGGCGTATCTGTTCTAAAGGTGTAGTCGAGCCCTTTAATAAGCTGCTGATCATTTAAATAAACCAACACAGCTTGATTGCTTAGTTTTGTATCACTAAAAATATTTGTAATTTCGTAATTTGTCTGCAACGGATCAAATACTTCAAAGCCGTCGATTGCTCCTATTTGTCCAACAATATTTTTTAACGGACCGTAAGGTACCATGTCACTATAATACCAAGGGAATGATTTATTTTTAACAATATTAATTCTTGTTAAAATCTTATCAACGCTGCCTATAGGATCTGTTGGGTCAATACCTTCAAGACTAGTGCTCAATTCTAAGAATTTGTTTTTAAATTTAGTGTATTCTTGTTGAGTATAACGAACACTGTTAATAAAGTTTGCTTGTTCGTCAATTAAAAATAAACTTGCATAAGGTACAGGGGCACTGTGTTTAAGAATGGTACCGCCCTGTTGCTTAATATCAATATCACGTAGATTACTTTGTGCTAATACATCACCTTCAACAATTGTACTGTTTTGTGCCAATGCTACTAAGTGGTTACGTAGCTGGCCTAGCGTTAAACTATCAATATCAATGTTCTGTGAATTTAAATCTAAATTTTGTGGAACTTGATAAAATGCTGTAGAACTTATTTCGTTACTATAGACTAAAATATCAATTTGATCGTTAATATTTAATGTAGTACTAATAGTGATTTGATTACCAACAATTGTCCAATCGATTGTAGGTTTTAAATATACAAAATTCTGGAATACTTTTACATAAGGAATAGATTGTTCATCGCTTACTGGTGTGATGTCTAAGGTAAACGTATCAGTATAACCGTTGATATTTAGATAATTGTCAGGGTTTGTTGGCTCAGTATAAACAAAGCTGAATAGCTGATATTGTTTGCTTTGCTCTGGAACTGTTAGCCATGTATTTTTTGGATCCAATGTTTGGCTATCTACAATTTTTTGAATGTAGCCTAGATTAACATTACGCGACACAATCGTTCCAGACTCGTCAACGTAACTAAAGGTATCAGTATTAAAAAAGTTTTGGAATTTAATATCACCTTGAGTGGTAAAATTCTTATAACTTAAGTAAAAATTAGTAATAGCATTGCCATTTGCATCATATACAGGTGCAACAGGGCCTCTACTTAACACACTATCAGTAGTTCCTGTAGTTGCTCTATCATATCCAAAGATCTGTGTGCCAATAAATGTACTACGAGTATACTGGCTTAGACTTTTACCTTGAATAACTTCTCCTGTACTTAGATCTAGTCTACTGTCTAAGACATCAAATAATGGGGGTTGTTGTAGATATTCTTTTTGTTGGCTTTGATTCCAATTAACCCCATCAAACCACCATTGGCTACCTTTATATATTCCTAGTTTAACCACTGTGGTATTGTAGGCAATAACATCTCCATCGGCCGCTTTTGTAAGTTCAACATAATAAGGGCCCGATGGTAATTGTAACGAGTTAACGCTATATTGAACTAACGTTAATAGATAAATTTTATTTTTAACTAGCGGGTCAGTATCGTTGCCAAAAATTACACGTAGACCTTCTGGGTAGGCAATATCGCCGTTACTGTCAAACAGCTCAATACCAAATACACTGGTATATATTTTACCTTGTAGGTCAATGAACGCATTTTGAATAGTTGTATCTAATACGTCAATTGGTGCTTTAGCAATACGCCCATCATTGACCAATTGCATATTAGATTCAAATTGTACAATAGGACGTTGGCCACGAATACCATTATTAAAAGTTGGAACAGTGCCATTATAGGCTGCTGTAGCAGTAATTACATCAACATGGAACCATCGATTGCCGCGAGACCATGCATTGCGTTCTTTACTTGCACGATTGATGGTAATGTAGTCGGGGAAATATTCACCTGGATAATTTATTGCTATTTCATCAATATATGCTTCTGGAGTTACTAGCTCGTCAACTGGTACTAATTGTATTCCGCCACCGATATCACCAACTTGTTCAACATAAAATTGACGATTTTGATAGTATGCTGGGGCTACATCATCACCAAATTGCACTTTAAGCCCTGATGTGAATTCAATACCATTAGGACTAGTATAGTTTTGCTGACCTATGATATCAGTCTCTACATCTATTATCCACCCAGCATATTGAATAATTTTAATCGGAGTATAGATATTTGGCGCAACCCCATCTTGAATCCATAATTGATCATTTTGTGAAGTCAATAAAGGAACCGTAGCAAAGAAGCCGTCGTAATCTTTAAAGAATTCTTTGTTAGCATTTGCAATGCCAAGTTTAATATAGATCTTCTCATTAACTGCTACATCTTGAGTATGAACTAGTTTAAGCAACGGGTCGCCAGATGCAATGCTTGTAACTATAGTTCCGGCAGCAATGTCTGTGTACGATGCTGTTACATTCATTACTCCTGTATCGTTGGTTAAGGTAAATTCACTTCCACTAACCGTGTCGCTGATTGTAAATGTTGTTACTGAAGTAACATCTTTAATATAGTAAGTAGTACCTGAAATTATTCCTCCCACTGCTGGGTTTCCAACAAATACCACAGGCATATTTGCTACTAAGCCGGTTGTAGTTGTAACAGTGATCTCGTTGGTACCAGATGCAGTTGCAGACAGTGCGGTTATGACATCTGTACGTTTTATAGTCGCATTAGCCGATACCGTAACAGTGTTAGGAACATAAACATATTCTTGTCCTACAGTTGCGTCATATAATAATGATACTACTTGACTTCCTACTGTTAAACTTGTACCAGCAATAATATTTGCAGCAATAGCAGTATCTAAACGTAATTTTTGACCAATGTCAACATAAACCACACGCCATACGTCATAACGATCTTCTTCAGCAATGACCGCATTGGCATCATACCCCGGAATAATATCGCCGTCATTGTCAACTACTACTGGATTCGTCCAGGCTTCTTCACCTGCATTTGTCCACGTGTTAACATCGACAAATATAGTATATCTGCTGTTTAGTTGACCTGTGATACCTGCATATTGTGGATATGCGGTTAAAAATTGGCTTAATGTTTTATTAGCTACCTGACTGTACGGGATAGGAGTAGCATAGTCTACACTAAACACAGTAGGCATATTGACATAACGATCTTGTGCGTAGGTTTGTGGTACTTTGAATGTTACTATACCGTTATCAGCACCGTTATTTTCTACGCCAAATACATCGCGTGAACTTAAGGTAGGAGTAGCACTAACTACACCGTCTATACCAGTCTCTGTTTGAATCCAAAACGGCACACCCGGTTGGTCAACTACAAACTCATAAACTCCGCCGCGGGCACAAATAATACTGTTATCAACAACACCGTTGTTTCTAAATATATAACGACCGTTAGCAGCATCACGTGTCACGGTGTAGGTAATCGTTAAATCAACCCCGCTAGTGCTTACATCAACAGGATCGGGCCCATCGGGCAACCAGTAGTATTGACTAAAATTAATTAATTTGTCGAAACTAATTTTAGGATCAAACGTATAATAATCTTGTTCAAATAACCGACTGTGATTATTTGTTAGCCCACCGTAATATCCAATTTTATCTAATAGGTCAATATAGTCAGCAACAAAGGTAACATTGTTCTGTTCATCTTGAATTACAACCCCCGGCTCCAACTGGTAATTTTGTCTAGTAGCGTTATATTCAATAACATAACTATCACTAGGTTTATATGTAGGAGCAAATTTACGACCGATATATCCGTAAAGCGTTTCTAAGTTTGGTTCAGTTACTAACTGATCCATTGTAGCAGCTAAGAATTTCTTATTAGCATCACTTTGGAATACGGTAGGTAAAAATTTGTAGGTTTTTCTTGTTGCCATGCTAGTCCCGTCTTTTTGTTAACTTACTATGATTGCACCAGTTTGATTTAATTGTGCCGCAGTAATTGCTGTAATAATTTGTACGTTGTCTACTGTGGCTGCGCTTGTAATAATTTCATTGATGTTAGCATTTACCTGTAATAAACTACCAAATGCATCTGCTTGATTAGCAGGAACAATGATAATGCTAGAAACATTAGGACTTAATTGAACATGTAGATAACTTGCTAGTTCACTAAAGTAAAAAGTTTCGCCGAAGTCCCAGTTTGAAACATCAAAATATGTGTTAATGGCAGCAATTACGCTGGTTTTAATTTCGTTATCACTGATCACTACGTTAGGATTTTTAACGATCTTAAACGTAGCCTGCAGCGTAGGTATTGCCTTGCTACCAAATAAAGGTTTAAACTTAGCTGGATTATAAATGATAGTGTCGCTAATTGCTTTGTAGTTGTCTAAGGTGCTGTAATCAAGTTGCAATTCTTCACTAGTAGGTGCCAGCGGCTGTGCAACTTGTCCAGATGTATCTTGTATCCATGTTAAGTAATCAATTGAATATTGCTGTGTTAATACATACAAGTCGATAATATTATTTGGGCTTGGGTCAATACGTCTGTTATTAGGACTGTTATGACGATATTGGAAGTATAAATCTTGACGACCCAGTTTAGCTGTGTACCCCGTAACTGTGTTAATTGCAAACACTGCACCGCTTACAGTTAATTGATAAAATATATCTAAATTAGGAATGTAAAATAATTGTCCTGTTTGATATAGTGTTTTTGCCTGTTCAATTGCACGCAAGGTATTGTATGATGACACCACGGTGGCATTATCCACAGGAGTTTGAATAACAAAGTTATCGTAACTTACAGTATCTTGAAAGTATACATATTTTTCAGCTGTGTTTACTGTAGGGTTAACAATGAGATCAAACAGTTCGGGATTATCAGGTATGCCGTCATTGTCGCTATCGCTGAATGTTATATAAATTTTATCAATGTTTACATACCCGTCAACTTCAGTAATTGACTTATTGATGTACCATATATAATCTAATGCCAATGGGTTGCTATCATCGGGATTGCTGTTAACTTTTAACACCTTAATTTGATCGTGTACTGTTAAGCCCGTTTTAGCATCAAAAATCTTTGTGGCGCCATCATAGTAGAAATTAGTTTCTAGTACACTTTCAAATACATAATTTAATCCATGATACAATACAGTGTATGTTTTACCTACTGTTTGGAATGCAATAATCCAGCTAGCGTCTTTGGCTTGCCCGCTAGTGTCTCCCGCCCATGTTAGTCCAAAGTCACTGGTTAAGTCTAAGTCTGTTGGTAGTATAATTTTCCAGGTGCCGGTGTCTGTATCGTAGCGTAGACCAAAGTTGGCATACGCTTGTATGTAGCCCACCATTGATTGTACTAATGCGTTAGGGAAATCAACATTAAACACCGCAAATACTTTGTCACCAATAACAGTTTGTGCATTACCGTCTAAGCCAACTGCTGGAATAATTTGATTTAGTGTAACCGGTCCTGCACCACTGGCTAAATTACCTTGCCCACCATTGGTGCCGTCACCTACTACTAATTCAATAGCTGCATATACATAATATTTGTCTCCCGATTTGCTAGGAGTGCCTGTGCGTACATAGTTTTGGCTATCAAAGTAATTGCCTGTACCTGCACTAAATCTAATAATCGCGCCCTGGCGAATGTATTTGTTGCTGTTGGCAACTATATCACCAATTTGTAGGATATTGCCTGCTACGTCAACAAAAAAGCCAGTACAACCGTTGGCAATTGTAGTTGATGTGTGCCAATATACATCTGTCAAAGTAATTAACGGATAGTCAGCGTAGAATAATTGTTGCGTTTCTGTTGCTTGTGCAATAGGAGCAACACGATCATAAATTGTACGATAGATGTCGTTGGTTGTAAAGAAGTCAAAACTAAATGTATCAGTAAAGCTATCACGATATAACATACCATCTTGTGAAAAGATGTTAGTACTTGAATATTTGCCAGTTGCGTCAATGACATCTAAGTAACGACTAACACCAGAACTTGTACGGTTAACTGCTTTTATTTTTAAAATATTACTGAATAGTGTGTAAGGTAAGATATTATAATCTTCACCTGTGATCATACGATTCTGTGTGTAGAATTGTTGTGGAGCCTTTTGTTTAATATCATCTAGACTTTCACGTGTACTTGAATTAGCAATAGTATATTGCAGACTAGCTGAGATATTTAATACCTCAACCCGGCCCGATTGGCTAACATAATTAATAGACATAACTACACCCTGCATTTCATCGGGTGTAATTTTATACTGTAGGCCATTTGATGCTCTATAATATACACGGAAGTTGCCTTGCGGGATATTACTAAATGCACCGTCACCAAATACTAGATCAATTTGATCAGCGGCTTGTGTGTTTACTTGATAGATATTCCGATTTGATGTATTGTTATAGATAACGTTAGTGTTAGCTACAGCAGGAACCTGTGTCCATAGCTGACCCAAAGTTCCGTCACTGTTTACACTGTATAACCAAACGTCACTATTATTGATGTTGTTTACGTTAATATTAAAAATACGGTTAGGGATACTTTCTGCAAAGTTAAAATCACGCGATTGTATAATACCCTGTACAAAGTACAAGAAGTAACCTGTGTTATTGCTACTGTTGCCTAGACCGTCATTTCTGTATAAGAAATTAAACGGTGCTGATACCAATGGGGGTGCTTCGTATATGTAGCTTTCACCTGTACTAGTAGGGCTTACAAATTCAAAGTCCATACTTGTGCCAGCCACTGTGGCTTTAAATGGATAAACTGATAATCTACCAGGTACATAATTTATGTTATATTCTTCTACGTTGATACCTGCAATATTCTGACTACCTGCAGGTTTGCCAATCATTTGATTGCTTTGTAATGCGGCATTTAAAATAATAGTGAATTGTTCTAACCAATTGCTGTTAGCACTGTCTGCCCAATTAACTACTAGTCCGCTTAGATTGATGCCGTTGCTGTCAAACACTGTTTCGGTTGTTGACACACTGTCAAATTTTAAGTAACCTTTGCTATTGATATTACGTTTAGGATTATATGAAATTAATCGTGCTAATTTAAGAACACTGTCACGACGTTGTGCAGTGTCAATAAAGTTTTCACGTGCGTTTAAGTCGCCACGGAAGGCCAATGATTGACCTAAGAAGGCAATCATATCGATTAGTGCAATGAATTCACTTGATTCAATATAGTCGTTGAAGTCTTCTGGGTAGTATAATTGAAGGTAACTAATCATACTAGCACGAATCGTTTCGTAATCGTAGCTTTGGAAGTCGGCGTTACGGAAGGTTTGATAGACTTTTGTCCAGTCCTCTGCAACTAATAAACTCGATTGTCTTGTGGTAATTGCCATACATTATTCCCAATATAATGTATTTATCTTAGAAATAAACTGTGTAGTTAATTACTGTGCAGAAAGAGATTGGGATTCGCCGTTAAAATTTAACAGCATTGTATTGATTTGATTAGTTGGAACGTAGCGCAATTGTAGTTCAATTTGAATACCTTGGTCGTATTCTGTAACTATGATATTATCAAAACTAACACGAGGATCATAACCAGCAACGGCCGATATGTCTGCAATGATCACACTTTTTAAATCTTCTGTGAACGGCTCATACAGTACATTCCAGATAATTGTACCAAAGTTTGGGTTCATCAACTTCTCACCTTTACGGATGTTGAAATGATTTATAATGTCTTGTTTGATTAAGTCAAAGTCAGTCAAGCGGAAATTTTTGCTTGCTCCTAATGTACTAAATCCTTTATAAGTTGCGCCGGCCATATTAATATTTATCCAGCATTGATACTTGGTAGTTTGGGTGCCAGTACGCTGACCGCATACTTGCCTTGGTTAAACAATTCTGCGCCAGGTCCACTACCAGATCTGAATGACAGGGCAGCATCTGAACCCAACTTATGAGCTACACTCATCATTCCTGCTACATCAGCTGGTGTTTGATCAGCCGTAATTGCACCGCTAGACAGTAGGTTAGTGTAATTTTGATTAGTTACTGCTGACATCACACTTTCTTGTTCTGTTTTGTTGCTTAAAAAGCTAGTTGCATCGGTGATACTGTTTTTGTTTGTCCAGCTATTAGGGTTAGTCAATTGATCGTTGCTGGTAACTGTGCTCTTAATATAGCCTTGCTCTTGTAACGCTTTGTAGTCTAATTGATATTTGCCTAGTTTACCATCGCTGCCTGTGGTAGTATAGTCGTTGCCCTGTCCCAACTGTGACATTAAGGCAGTGGTTTCATCTTTAGTCAGCGAACCAGCTGGTGCAACCGCAGGTGGTTGATTACGAATATCTTTAGGAGTAGCTGCGTTTTCTACTCCCGCAGTTGAAGTTGTGTCGCTCTTAGTTGCATCGGTACCCGAGAACGAAGCATTGGGTTGTATACCTGGACTTGTCGGAGTAAATGCCCTGGCTCTAGTACCACGGTCGTAGGGCTCGTGTGTGGGTGCTATTGATACTATAGTTTCTAGTGCGCCGGGTTTACTTGACCACGTACCGCCAGATCCTGTTACCTCGGGCAGTTTACGGGTTTGTATAGGGGTTATAGCTTTTAATGAATCTGTGCCGCCACTATTCTGTTTAATGCTAGCACCCTCAAGTGCAATTATGCCTCCGGCCTTAAGACCTATTTTTGCGGCCGAATCTACTTTAAATGCGCCCACCTTAAATTCAGTACCAGAATTTGCAGTTACATTAAATTTACCCTCAGCAAGAAAATCTATCAAAGGTGTTTCTAATTTTAGACTAGTACCCGCCTTGATATTAATTTTGCCACCTACATCAAGATTAAAGTCGCCGTCAGCATGTATGTCAAATGTACCCTCTGTACGCAAGGCCATGCCTCGTTTGCTATAGGCTAAAATTTTACCATCTTTAGTTAATTCTACCCAGCTAAAACCGTTGGCATGGGCAATATACAGTGACTCGTTGCTGTCGTGCATCAAGATTTGATGACCGCCTGCTGTACGTAATCGAATAAGTTGATCTTCACCAGTAGTGGCACCGTCATCCATTAAGAACACGTGTCCACCTTTGCGTGATTTTACCTCAGTATATTTAGAATTTAATTTACCAGCTTCGAGATCTGGCAAATAACTTGGATCATCTGCAGGGTCATTTACAGGGCGACCTGGGGTACTAATACCAAATACAAAACTAGGACTTTCTCGTTGGCTACTACTTGAAACTGGGCCACGGACAATATCTCTTTCTAAGCCTTGTTTTTGATATATCGAATACTGGTATGTATGTAACGGTTTGTTATTGTTATAAAAGGCGTTGTTAGTAAAATCGCTGGTATATTGATTGAACTCCACAACCGGTACAATATCACCTTCTTGAATTTGTTTACGCTGTCCGGGAGTTAAGCTATTACGATCAACATTTGATGTCCCTGCCAGACCGGGCATCATATAATGACTTAAATGCGGATTAACGCATGCTAATCCGTAACCACGCAACGGATCGCCAGCTACAAAAATTACAATAATCTGCACGCCGATATCTGGTGGAACCATCCACATACCGTAGGTGTGGTGCACTGTACCAAATTTATTTTCTTGGCTAGGGCGATCAGTTGACGATTGTGTCTGACTAGTGTAACCTAAAAATGGACTAGTATAACTAACTGTGCGCCAGTTTTTGGGATCGTCCTCGGGACCGCCTAGGTCTGGGATATAAACTTGTAGTCTGCCGCTGCGAGTTGGGTCTAGGTTATTTTTAATAATACCAATATAAGGATACGGATCAACACGGGTGCCTGCAGCATCTTCACGACGAGCATTCTTAATAACCTTGTTGCCGGCTCTACTATCTATTGCCATATCTTATTATCCTAATATTGTTGCTCTAATATTGTTTGTCCGCCAACAACAATTGATGGGTTAGGACCTCTTGCAGTTGTGTTAAACTGCACACTAGACTGAATTGTTGCATTCATACTAAATCCCAGTGCTGGGATCGAATTTGCTGTATCTACTATCTGTTGATTTAGAGATTTTTGTTGTGCTAGAAGATTTTGTTTTCTTGCCAACAATGTAGCATATTCTTGTGATTTAGCTGCCAGATCTTTTTCACTCAAATCGGCATTGGCTGGATCATCAGCAATCAACTGATCTTCAACTCTAGTAAGTCCTCTATCAGTGGCTCTGTATGAGTTATAAACACTATCGCGTTGTATTACCAGGTCCTTAACTTGTTGTGCTATTACTTTTGCTTTACCTAAGAACTGTGCATTATTATCTGCTTCGGTTGGAACTGGCGGCGGCACTATAGCGGCTGGGGCATTTTGATTATTAATATCGGTTGCAACTCCGGCGGCCCTAACAGCTGCCAAATCTTGTTGTTGTGTAGATGGTGCAGCCTCTGCGTTATTTGCTATAGATACCTCTTGTTCTTGCCCTGGAATTTGATCAACAGCAGTATCAGTTGCTGTAGCAGTATCTGTTGTTGGCGGATTAGGTGCTTGCTGTACTGGAGTTGCAGCCACAGTAGCTGAGCCAGGTCGTTCTGCCGATTGATTGTTATTTCTACTTACATAGTCAAAGGCTACCTGTCTTGGTATTCTAGTCATCGTAAGCTCTTGAGTAAATTGTCCTTTAGTAAATGTGCTAGTTACACTAAGCACTTGGTACAATCCGCTGAACACGCTATTTCTCTCGCCCGCATCATATTTCATAAAGCCTGTGCTATCATCTATGTCTCTAGGGACCTTAAACAACACTTGCACGTATAAACTACCGTCATCCATCACAAGACTGCCGCCATCAGGTAGTAGACGTTTGTCAATTTCTGAACTAACTCTTAAAGAATTTGAAGTGTCTGCACCGTAAAATATATCGTCTTGTTTAATGTAGTCAGGATCACCAATGATAGTCATTTTTACCCTAAGCATATCTGCTTCACTACTACTCATAATACTATCTGCTAGATCAGCTGCACCGACTTCTTTAGCAGTACTTGGATTACCTGTAGCCACTGCTTTAGAGTTTTGCACAACAGGTTTCATTACTAGAGGCATTACCGCGTCATAGTTAATACCTTTAGGCGCATCGCCTCCCGAATAGTTAGGAGCATTTTGAAATTCATAATTTGTAGTAATACTATCGCCTGTAGGATTTTGGCTAGCCATGCTACTTCTATAAGCAGTTTGTTGAGTATAATATAATGTATTAAACACAATATCTAAATGAATGATATCGCTATTCTTTCCTGTAAAGAAATAGTTGTATGCCTTAACTGGTGTAACTACTGTTCCTTGCGGCGCAATATCGCTACGTAAGTTATACATCTTATAAGGCTTAACAGTGTAGGTTACTTCTTTAGCTTGTATTTTTCTTATTTTATCAAAGCCCAACGGTCTAACCTTAGGAATAATTCTAAACCATTTAAGTGGCTTATCTTTCATTGCATCTTTGCGGGCTTTATATTCTTCATTGGATATACCGTCAGGTAATACCAATTGGTCGTGAATATAAGAACTATTACGTATTACATATTCTAATAATTTGTCAATTGTTGTACCATAATTAATACTAAAAATACCCCTACTAGTATCATATGTGTTTTGACTACTGCCAATGTCGGCCATTCTCATACTAACAGCATCTTTGATGTTTTCGTTTTTCTTCATTGGGGTTTCTTTAGGAGTATTACGTTTATCTTCTATAAACGTTGCTGTTCCTAAGATGTCTTGCCCTGTGTCGGGGTCAGGTAAGAATTCAAAACGATATACATCTGCTATGGCTATTTTGCCTGCGTCTTTTAAACCTTTGTAGTAGGCATTGATAGCGGTGCCAAACGAGTCAGCATTAAGTGTTGCAGGTGTGCCTGTGGATGGGGAGGTTGATTCCCGCTGATTAGTGTCAAACTGCTGTATAGCTTGATTAAGGCCGCCAACAGATGTGCCTTCACTGCTCTGAAAGAAATCAACTATAGTTCGTGATGTTACTTCCATGTTAGCTGGCACTGTTACTGTAGTGCTTTCAAATGCAGCATGGCCATACGGTGATGCTCTAAAGTCATATACGGCGCCACGTTCTGTAATCCTAATGCCTAATTTATTGAGTTTAATTGGGAAACGTTTTTGTAATTCCGGAACCGCCCCAGTAATTTCCCCGGCATCGTCAATGGCAAAAAAATCAATCTGTACTAGATAGGGCATGTCAAGATAATTACTACCACCCAAATCTTCAGTAGTTTTGATAATTCTCTCAACCATTGTAAAGCCATACGGCTCTATAATTTCAAAATTGCAGCTAATGGCATTTGTATTGCCCGATTCGTCATTGGGACTTATGATAGTCTTCATACTGAAGTTTTCAAAATAGAAATCCTCAATCCAATTTTTATTACGTTGGAAATTAGCACTATGGCGCCCTGCACTGGCTATAATGACATTTTTAGCCGAGTATTCCTGCGTTACAACTAAATTATCGTATTCTTCATTGGTCATCATGTGTAGACTTAAAGAATAGATATAACTGGCATATCGATGTAGTCTATTAGGTATTGGTGGCGCATTTTGCACTATAAAAATATCGGTGCCGGGAGTTGCTCTATCAACGTTATCTGATTCAGACGGTATTGGTCCGGTCCAAGGCACGCCTGATAAGCTAGGTGCTGCAATTGGGTTTGAGCCCGGAGCCGCCTGGCCGGCTTTGGCACCTTTTAATTGGAAATGAGGTAAATCTTTAAAGTTCTTCCAATTGCCGCCCCACTCTAAACCTAATCCTTCACCAATTTTACCAATTTGTTGCCAGGTAGCTTGTGAAGCATGATATCCACCATTTACAGGAATAACATCAAATGCCTGCCCTGTTTCGTGTATACCCTGGCCGCCTTTAAGATTTGTAACAATTTGCCCAGGTGCAGTGCGTCCTTGCGCATATAGTGTATTTTGTTCTGCAGAAGTTCTTAGTGTGCTGGTAAGTTTAATTGGCACCCCTGCGGCAGCACAAGCGTCGATGAGCTGTTGAGCTAGTTTTTGTGTAGCTGGGGTTAGTGACGTTATTCGATTATCCATTGATACTTCTCATTAAAGCCCTAAACTTGCTACTAGATTTTGTTTTTGTGGGATATAGATAGTTACCCCGGGCTCAAAATCATATATAGGGTCTTGAATAACATTGGGGTTTCGTATAGCAAATACCCACCATAGTTTAGGGTCGCCGTATAAGTCGTAGGCTAATAGGTCGGGACGTTGTTTATAGATAACATCAATTTGATATTGTACATCTTTTGGATCAATGGGTATGCTAGGAATTGTAGCCACATCCATAAAAAACCCATAAAAATCTGTTTTTGAATAGGGACTGGCTTTGCCGTAGTTTGTTGCCATTAGATAAATCCTCCTGCACCAGTATCGCTGTTAGCTAGTAAAAACCCCTGTGCAAATTTATTAAGATCAAAATTGTCAGCAAGATTTTTACGACTGTACATCGGTTGTAATGTTATAGACACCGAACTTCTTGTTGGCAATCGTGATGTTGTAGTAATTGTATTATATTCTGTTTTTGTAGTATTGGCTTTGGCATTGTTGGCTGCTAATTTAGCATCACCTGCTGCAGACCCGGTAGATCCCCAATTTGGCGCATAAATTTCTCCGTTGGGTCCAGTAATACTATTAGTTGCCAAGTCTGGCGTAGTATTATTTGTCACACTTGGTGGCGAAATCTGCGACTCTTGCAGAGTGGTTCTACTAATAGGCACTTGAATATAGTCAACATCATCCGGCAATGTATGTTGGAATGATGTAACCGCACAAGGTATGTGTGGGAAATAGTGACTACCATATCCATCTAAGAACACAATCGGCGGCGGATTACCTACGTTATCACCTTGTCCAAAGAACATTTTAGTAGCACTGCGGAAAAAGTATATTGCGGCCATCAAATACTGTCCATCGCTGGGGTTTTGTACCGTAAAGTCTCCACTAATCGTAATAGCTGCCACTTCTGAGTTGTTGTAGAAATACGCAGGATAATTACTATGTGTAAGGCTTGCTGAAGAATAGTTTGCGTTATGTGTAACTGTGATCGCAGGAGTATACGGAAATATAACTCCGTTAGTTTCAACCAATGGATACATTAGTGCATTAGGTAACATCGTAGGATCTTGGTACCAAATTTTAGCTTTAGGAGATAGACTTATTCTTACTCGCCAATCATCTTCATTAGCCGCAGTAGCTCCACCAGTACCATTTGCACTTTGGAAGCCTATGTTTGGTATACCTTTAGCTTCACTACTCACACCTCCTGGCAACAGGCCAGAGATGGCGTTACGTGCGTTACTTGGGTTCAATAAAGAAAATACATCTTTGCCGCCACCTGTTAATGCACGGGTAGGTAAGCTACCAGCTGATTGGTTAAATAAACCACCTAAATTTAATGCCATATAATAAAACCTCTTGCTTTACTGTATTTATT